CCTGCGCCATAGATATAGGCATTGTCTGACCAGAAACTGAGTCTCTCACGGCAGTTTCATATTGCCCCGTTTCCCTATTAAGAACCTCCACTGCTGCCCCGCCTTGAGCGTAGCGGAAATCTTCTTCGTTTGTTCTGTAGCTTGGATCGTACCCGTAGGTGGAAATCAAACTGCTCTTAACGCGAGGATCGTTGTCGGGGATGCGCTCTACAGGCTCGCCATTTGCTTGCGTTGGGAGGATATATTCCCCATCGGCATTGGCCTTGGCTTGCGTTATTTGCCCCGTGGCGGGGTCCGTATAAAACGGGGCCGAGGCGTCGTACCCTAAGACCGCGCTGATATTAGACCAAAAGCTCATTTAGCTAACCTCCCGCCCAGAAGCGCGTATGTTGATGGCCGTGGCCGTCCCGGCGATGGTGGAGATGAACCCGCTTGCCATCAGCACTTGGCCGACAATCTCGGGGAAAGTATATACCTCGCTTGCCGCCAGCGTTTTGGTCTTGGTAATCAAGTTCTGATTGCCAGCCGTGTCTGCCGCGGTGACCAGGTTGACACTAAGCGTTGCCGCCGTTGCGCTGAAGTTGGTCGCGGTGAACTTGTCAATGATCGTGGTGACGTTCGTCGCGGTGTACTGCGTTGTCTGACTGCTCTCGGCAGTCTTGGCGGGGATGAGAACTTTTACGGTGACGGTCATGGTGGCTCCTGCTAGATGAAGCTAATTTCAATTGAAGATGTCGTCGGCGGCGCTGTCGAAAACACCAGATTGACCCCACTAAGTGAGTAAGTGTTTTTCTGCTGGTAAACGCCGTTGATGTAGACGTTTGTGGTGTTTTCGCTAATTGCATTGCCAAGCGCAAAACTGACCGTTGTGCCATCGCCGGTAAAGTTGGAAATACTAGGCACCAGCCCCGTAGCAGTGATGCTGTCATACGTTGCAATCAACACTGCCGCCGAAGTTTGCAAGACAAACTTGTAGCTGGCAAACAGCAACCAAATCTCACCACCCGGCACCCGGCCTGCCGAGTTCAGCACAATCGGGTTGGTGTGCGCGATCGTTCCCGCGCTGGTCGTGTAGGTGGCCTGCGGTGTCGTGGTGCCTGCCGCGTAGGTGTAGATCAGACCACCGGCAAGCGGTGCGCCGTCGTTGTCGAAGAACTGCCAGCCGACGCCGCCAAAGGCTGAAAGATTTACGCTCATGACATCACCCCGCTTACAAGGTTTGTACCCGATAGACCAGTAGCAGTGACTTGAACCCCGTTGATTGTCAACTTGTTTGCGCTCCCGCCTGCAACTGCTGATGAATTAAGACCCGTGCAATTTATTTCATTACGCCCGTTTGTAGCGCCAATAAGCTGAACCCCCAAAAGCGCAATGCCAGCATCGCCATTTACAAAGGGTGCGACATAATTAGCGTTGCACCCACTAGCAAATTGAACTGTAGCGTTTGCTAAAGTGTTTTGATAATTTTTACAAAAAGGCGCAATGTAACAACTCACAGCATTTGTTGCATTTACGCCAGAAGTGCTGCTTTCCAAAATTTGCGGCTTGTCAATAATGGCGTTGGATGCGTTGTCTAACGTAATGCCAAAGCAACTTGTTGCGCCAACCATTACAAATTGACCGCCATCTATACGAACAGACCCGTTGCTGTCTTGAATATAAATACAAGCTGTTGCGCCAGCTTTAGGGCCAAAATAGCCGTTTGTAATAGAAATAGACCCAAAATCATTAACATTTTTAATAAAAATACCAAAGACGTTAAACTGATCGCTAATAGGATTTTTTATCATAAAATTAGTATTTGATGCCGGTAGTAACGGACTGGCGTTTCCAATGACGGAAATTGAAGTTGTGCAAGTAACTGTTTCAGGACTTTCCAAAAAAACATCCGTAAAGCCACTGTCGGCATAAAATCCCGTACTACCAGCCGCTTGCAAAGCCGCATTATTGCATCCAGCAGTGCAATAATTTAAATACAAAGAAGCGTTACCGCCCGACGAGTTAATATCGGCAAAACCATTGATATAGTACCCATACCAAAGATCCGTACCAGCACCAGAACCCGAGGCAACCCGATTGGATTGGCAATTTGTAAGGATTGTGTATACAGAGCCAAAAAATTCAAAGCCATAAATTGATTCTGTAGACTTCACATTTTCAAGCTGTGCATAAAGCGTAAATTGAACTTTAATGCCTCTACAGGTGCTTGAAATTACTGGCGCTACGGAACGTGCAACGTAAAGATTACGAACGGCATTTTGCTTTTGGAAATCATTAATTGTTGCTGGCTCAGTGTCAGGACCAACCAACATAACGTCAAGAGACCCACTCGTCACCAATACCCTAGTAACTTGATCTATGGTGTCTGCATAAGAAAAGCCAACGCCGACCAATTCCCTGTGGGGTAATTGAATTTTTATTGTTTCTGAGCAAAAATAATCCGCACCCATCAACTGAACTTTTAACAGCGCAATAATTGCAGCGTTGATTGCTGGCCCAGAATCTGTAGCACTTCCACCCGCCGCGCCCCACCACTCTGCAAAACCTTCGGTTGTGTATTGAGGATTAAAAGTTACTTTGCCTGTACCTGTACAAGTAAAAGCACGATACACACCAGCATTAAAGCCACCATTGAAAGCTAATGTAATGCCTGTAGGGACGGTGATAACCGCACCATATTCTATGGTGACGGGAACTGTGAAAGTAGCATTGGTACTGACAAGGTACGCCCCTTTAGGAATGACAACCCCGCTTGCCGCCAAATTAGCCAAGGCAAATGCGGCAGTTGAACTAATGACACCCGTAGGGTCAGCGCCAAAATCAAGCACGTTAGATAACGCGCCCGTAATCATCGAGTAAGAAACTTTGGTCAAAGCCATAGTGGTTTCCTTAGTTTTCTGGCAGTCTTGTTTGCTGCCCAGCAATCTGATTTAATGAAATTTCAACTACTTGGCGGTTTGCAATAATTTTATCCGCTTGTTCTTGCGTAATTGGAGTTTTATCGCCTATTAACTGATCTTGTGAGCCGTCTAACTCGTAAGCAAATATTTGATTGTCTTGTGTTTTAAATAGTTTCATTATCTTAGCTCCGCCCAAGATACCAAAGTTAAAGTACCCGCATTCGTAGTTGTTACATAAGTTGCACCGTCAGGCACAATTAAAGAAAATCCAGAAGCAGAACCTAGTGTTTCAACACTAGCAGCATAAACAGTCGCAGTGTTAATAATTAAACCTTGAACAGTAGCACCAGAGGAACAAGTATAAGTAATTGCAACTGTAATTGGTTTGCCAGTTGAATTTGTATATGTAGTTCCAATTGCTCTAGCTGGGGATTGCCAAGTTTGATTAACGCCTAAACCTGCATTTAAAGAGTTTGCAGTTCCAGTAATGTTTGTGCCTACAAGGGCTGATGGAGTACCAAGATCAGGCGTTACTAGATTTGGGCTTGTAGCAAACACCAAAGAACCAGAGCCAGTTTCATCCGTTACTGCCGTAGCTAAGTTTGCACTACTTGGGGTGCCAAGAAACGTCAGAACCCCAGTTCCTGTGGTAGTAGTGCTTGGCGCTACGCCCGCACCACCGCCGATAACCAAAGCATTCGCAGTAAGCGCGGCAGAGGTTGCCCAGGTTGATGCGCTAGAAAAGTAAGGCACGCCGCCGCTGGTGCCAGCAACCGTCAACGCCAAGGTGCCGCTGGTCGTAATAGGTGAACCTGTTACCGAAATCAAGCCGCCAGTAAAAGACTGCGCCACGCTGGTTACACTACCGCTGCCTTTGTTATTGAAGGTCGTCCAGTCGGTGCTGGTCAGGTAGCCGTTGACGCTTGTTGTCGCCGCAGCCATTGAGATCGCTGGCGTCGTGCCGCCAGAGCTGACCACTGGCGCGGTTCCCGTAACCGAGGTCACAGTGCCGCCCGAGCCGGTCGAAGATAACGTTCCAGCGGTAAAAGCAACGCCAGTTCCTATCGTGACGTTGGAAAAGCCGCCCGATCCGTTGCCGTAAAGGATCGAGGTGCCGCTGGTCGCGGGTGCGTAGTCGGTGCCGCTGGCGGCTGCGCTGATTGCGGTGCCGTTGCCCTTCAGCAGGCCGGTGATGGTCGTGGAGAGCGTAATTGCCGGGGTTGTGGTTGCTGTCGCTACCGTCCCCGCTAGCCCGTTGGCTGACACAACAGACACGCTGGTGACCGAGCCACCTGCGTCTGTAGCCCATGTTGGCGTTCCAGCACCGCCGCTGGTCAACACTTGGCCCACTGTGCCTGCCGCGCTGACCGCCAAGGCTGGCCCGGTGCCGTAGGCTATGCCACCTGCCGTTGGGCTACCGTCTAGGTTGTAGTTGGCAATGGTGCCGGTCTGCACAACCGGCTGGAGGTACGCGCCCTGTATAGCGGCTTCGGCATTCTCAAACCGCGACATCATCGACATCAGTTGCGCGGTGTCGAGGGTAGCCAAAAAATCGCCCGATTGATCCTCGTACTGCGGGGCGATGTTCTGGTTAATCTGGATCAGCAGCTCGGCTAGGTCGGGCTGGACAGGTGGCCCAAGCTGCAACTCCTCAAGCGTGATGGGGTTGTTGCCGCTGCCAGTCAAGACAAACAGGTTAAGGAAGAACCGATACCATTCCCGCGCCATGAGGCCGGTGCGTTCATCAATGAACGGCACCCGAGGCGCGGGTATATTGGTTATGTTGAGTTCGGCCACTAGCTACTCGTCGGAGTAACAAATAGTTCAGCGCCCATGATGGCAATCTTGACGGGATCGGTGCCCGACACCTCGTACACCCGGTCGCGGATCTTCTCAGTCATGCCGAGCCTGCGCCAGATGGTGCGATAGCCATAGTTGCCAATAGCGCCCATTGACCTCCAGTGTTCGTTTGACCAAGTATGCCCACCATCATCTGACCAGCGCAGCATGACCTGTGGGTCATAGCCAGGCGCGGCGGTGTAGGCTTCGGTTTCCAACGCATAGCCGTTGTAATCTTCGGCTGGCTGCACTTGGGTTACCAGCGGCTCGTTACCGTCATTGGCCTCCGTAACTAACTGGTCACCGGCTTGCGTGGTTAAATAGCCCTGCACAAACTCAGCTACAATTATATCCCCCGCTTCGGTGGCAAGATCTTCACCATCGTAGGCGGGGTAAGCATTCAGGCCCACGCCCGTTTCAGCATCCAGTTGCAAACTGTGGTGCGCGGTGCGCTTTAGGTTGTTCTGGCCCGTAGCCAACGCCCTCCACGACCGCAGCCACTTTTGAATCTGGTCGTCATCGGCGTAGACATCAAGGTCGTAGGCGTACAGTCGCCCGTCTTGGTAGTCGCCAACCACAACCTCACTGTTGAACGACATCTGGCAGTTGCTGCGGTGCCGGGTGAACTCGCCGTCATCAAACGCAGCGCGTTCATGCCACAGTTGCGTTGATACGTCGTAAACCCAAGTAGCCTGGGCTGACGGGAAGATCAGCACATAGAACGGATGTCCGTCCTGTTGGTAGGTGTAGCCTATGGCATCTGAGATGTTGCCGTAGCTTTGAATAGCGTATTCGACCGCATTGGTTGAGACTCGCGCAGGCGTGTAGCCGTTAGCCCGGTAAACAACCCCACGGCCTCGGGCATCAGAGCCAACCCAAAACACGCTGTTGTCTAGCTTGGCAACCGAATACGCAGCCCCGCAACCTACTTCCATGAACGCGCCTTGAATCCGCGCCAAAGGGAAGTCGGGCGTTCCGGCGTCATACCAGACTTCGACGCTGGTGTTACCAAACAAGAAGATCTCGCGGTGGTCCACGATCAACGCAATTACATCGTCG